CCACCTACGTTTTCACCTGTATTTGATATTACTAAGTATGGAGAGTTACCTTCAATATGAAGTATTTCTGATGGAGAACTTGTACCAATCCCCAATTTTTCTGCACTAGCATCCCAAAAGAATTTAGGTGTAGTTCCTGTATCTTCGTAGAATGAGATGTCGCCGTTGTTGTCTATTTTTAAACGGTTTTCACCACCAGTCATAACATTAAAGTAACCAGTAGATACATCACCAGCTTGTATATTTACTACTCCACCTATACCAGAGTATTCATTGCCATAAAGACTGATAAGACCGCCTCTGCCAGCACTAGCGGTGCTACCCGCTCCTATAAATAGACGCTCATTATCAGAACCATCTACGGTGTTACACCCTATAAAGTTATAACTTCCCTCACTCGATACCAACACCCTTTCACTAGCATCAATAGTTATAGCTGTGCTTGTAGCATTGTCATCTATACCAGTTGAAGCAAAAGAAGTTAACGTTCCAACGGATGTAATATTAGTTTGAGCTGCGGTTGTTAATGTTCCTGCAATATTTCCACTAACGGTCAAACCTGTTAGTGTACCTAATGATGTAATATTAGGTTGCGATGCAGTAGCAAGAGTTCCAGTAATATCACCTGAAGCAGTAATTGCTCCGACTACATCTAGAGCAACACTAGGGGAAGCTGTTCCAATACCAACTCTGTTATTTGTGCTATCAACTTTTAAAGAATTAGTGTCAACAGTAAAATCACCAGTAACTGTAAGATTTTCAAAATTAGGAAGTACACCACTACCAAAATTAATTGTATCTCCGGTATCTCCTAAGGTAAGAGTAGTACCTGACTGAGGTATTATTTTATCTACTTCTAATTGACTCATTATATAATTACCAAGGTTCCTGTTGCTGTAATAGTTCCAGTTATTGTAACAGGCCCAGCGAGCACTCCAGAATCCATTGTTTGATCTTGATCCAAAGTAGATGCATGAGTGACCACGAATCCCGTGGCAGTCATTACTGGACTAATTGTTCTTTTTGCGGGCATTGTACAAAATACATTTTTGTCTCCAGCACTAAAATCAACTAAAGAATCAGAGTTAGATGAAGATATGATAGTGTCTCTTGATAGAGTATCGGGTGTTGCATCCGTCACTGTTCCAATGCCTACTTCAAATTCTGTGGGCGAAGCGGTTGGGTTTTCGATACAGTAATACGTAGTGTTCCCTGTACCAATTCCAGATACAAATGATTCAAAACTTTGAGAAGCACCATCTAAAGAAAAAGTTCCAGTTCCTGTAGTGGTGCTTGTCTCTTTAACTCTATCGTTAATGACAAGTGCCATCTATCCTCCTTAGCTAATTCTTAGGATCGCTGCTGATGTTGTAAATGCAGGAAATTGAATAGTGAATGTTCCAGCTGTTGCTGTTTTATCACCACCAAAATCTAATGCGCAAACTGCTTTTTTACCATCTGTGCTATTATAAATAAGAGCACCCCTTGCTGTTAATGTAACGCCTGTAAACGATAAATTGGCAAAATCTACAATTGCTACACCAGATGCAACTGATGTTTGTTGAGATTGTAGTTGCGAACCTTTAGCTGTATATTGCCCTGAATCAGAAACTTCATTGCCTGTTGTGTAAGAAGTTGTTGCTGCGTTAATAGTTGCTTGTGATGTATATAATGCAAGATTAAAAGCGTCTCCGCCTGAATCAAAGTCGTGAACGCCGTCTAATAATTCTTTTTTAAATGAATTACATACTGCTTGTGTTATTGCCATAATTTTTCTCCTTTAATATTACGGTGATGGTGAAGGTACTTTAACCCTTGGTACGCCATCATCAAATTCTGCACGTCTTCTTCTACCCATTTGTTGAAGAGCAAACGCTTGTATCTCTTCATTATACTTGTCTTTATAAAGTTTGTACATATCCATTGGGCCTTTTAAATAAGAAAAAGCTTCTGTTAAAACACCATGAAGAAGCAAAGATTCTTGGTATTGAGATAAATAAGTAGAATTTGTAGAAGTAAACCCAGGCGGATCAATAATGTAATTTAATTGAACTGCATAACCTTGATCTGGCGTTGGAGCCACAACTACATTATTATCGTCCCAATTAGCATAGTATTTAGGCTGTCCTGTAGCACCTGAGCTATTGTATTCAGAGATAAAACTTGTATCTCTTTTTTCCATAAAATTTCTAGTACCTGAAAGACTAGTGGTAGAAAATACCTGTAAAGATCTAATGATTAAAAAATCAGCAGGCATAACTAAATATCTTTTATTTGCTGTAAATGATGAAGTAGAATATTTTCTTGTTTCATCGTAATCAACAGCACCCGCAATACCTAATTCTGTATTTCTAATAAATTCAGCAATCAAGGTGTCTGAAAGTACATTAGCATCTACTTCTGTATAGTTTCTTACTTGTGTTAAAAAATCTGAATAACTTATTGCCATTATGATATTACCACTGTTACGGTACCAACCCTTGTTCCAACTTGTCTTTTGTTATTTTCTTCAAGAGGAGTTGTAGAAGGTTGCATTCCATTTGATGTAAATTGACCATCCCAATATTGAGGATCTAAATAAACTGTTACTGGTGCTGATCTTTGAGGTCTTGCATTCCACAATGCTTGAGGATCCGCCATGTGTGGCTTTGGATCTAGTTGAGGATGTTTAGCTTCAAATTCAGATGTGTGTACCCAAGAACCGTTCCATTCTTTTACCATTTCTCTATAAGGAAAAGCTTGGCCTGATCTATCAGATATGGATTGTGAGTATTTACCTTTTGCGTACGCCATTATGATCCTTGTGGGTAATAAACATTAGGAGTGATGTAAACAGATGTTCTCTGTCCATCTTCTTCCAATGCTCTTTTTAATTCATCTTCGTATAATAATTTTAATGCTTGTATTCTATCAGGTGCAATCTTTTGTGATAAGTAGAAAGCTAATCCAGATACCATACATGGAAAGAATCTAAACGGCATATCTGAAGTATTAGTATATGCACCTACATCTTCGATTCTTGCAAGATAGTAATAGAATATATTCGTCACGGCGCTCGTATCAGGAGCCAGATATAAACTTATAGTTGGTGTAATTTGTCTATTCACATAATACTGTGAAGGTGTACCTGATTGTGTTTTATCAGGAATTGCAATGTACTCAGATCTAGATACTTTCGTTAAAGTTTGTTGATTACCACCTGTTGTAGTAACAACAGCTTCAAGCACATCGTTACAATCACTTGGTGTATTGTAGGTTACTTGACCGTTAACTAATGTTGTAGTTTCTGATTTTACTTTCCAAAGATTGATACCTCTGTTACCCCATTCAGAAAATAAAAGATTTAAACTTCTTCTAGCAGAACGAATATCATTACCAGAATTAGTTCTTACGCCACATCTTTCGTAAGCCTCTTCGATAACCTCATCAATAGTGATGTTAAAACTTGTAGTTCCTGATGTAGCCATTTCATCCTTACGCTTTTATTGCTTTTTGTAAATGTAAAGGTAAATTTTTTTGTTTTTCTGTTAACTTGCCTGTTTTAGCTTTCATCATTTTTCCAGTTTTAGCTTTGCCAACTTGACCAGTCATTTTGTAATTTTTCTTTCCGCCACCCATGTTCATATTATTTTACTCCTTCAAATTTTCCTCCCTTGACAGCGATACCCATACCACCGCAAGAGAAATTGGTTATTCTATTTTTAGCCACAGCTTTTGCAGCCTTATCCTGTTTGTCTTCTTTGACAGAATCCGTTGCTTTTTTTAGTGCCTCTAAATAGGCTTTGTATTCAGTTGCTTCTTCCATTACTTTAATAAATCTCCATAATAGTCCATTGAATTTTTATTAGATAATTCTATGCCAGCAGAATCATGTTTAATGAACTTACCTAAGTAAGCCCCGGTACTTGCTTTCTTAACACAATTAGGGACACTACGACCATTCTTAGTCTTCATTCCAATCATTTCATAGCCTTTCCAACAAGGTCCTTTTTTTGCCATTTAAATCTCCTTTTGTGCCGCGGCATTCAGAGTGTATAACTTCTGCTTTTTGCGGTTATATAACTTCTTAGATTGTACCACTCTTGGTCTAAACAGTAAATGTCCTAGCGAGAGGATTCTTTTTATTGGATTTTTTTTCTTTATAGACTTTTCCATGTGTTTTTGCGATTACTTTGTCTAATTTTTTCTTATCTGATGATCCTAGACCTGGTTCTAATTGTCTAGCCATTTGTGCTCTTGTTATTGCCATTATACTAAATCCTTTGCCTTTCCTATTATGGGTTTATATTTAGTTTTACCTTCTACCCTGTGCGCAAGTAAAAATTGTTCACGTCTTCCTTCAGGTATCCAACTACAGTGGATCCATCCGCTGTTTGGTTCTCCAGGCGTGTAGTATTCGAGGATCAATTGATCTGTCTCAAGGTTCTTTTTAATCCAATCAGCAACCTCAGCATTATCTACTCCAATACATTCGAAGTCTGCGGCCTCAGCTTTTGCATGCTGGCTGTTCCGACTCGATCCTATAGCAAGACACAAATCCTCTGAACGAAATCCGCTTGTCACTTTAACTCTGCCAAAATGATCTCGTACTGGCTGTAAAATATTTTCACATAAAGCTTTTAACTTTTCTATTTGACCTGAACTAGGATTGTTATTTATACCTTTACGGATTGCTGTATCCGATTTAATTAATTCTTGTAGATTGAAATTACGAGAAAGGTTCATTATTTTGATTCTATAACTATCTTATCAATACTTTCACTGCCGTCAATATTTATTGACATGTATGCTTCAACTTCACCACACATAAATTGTTTATTATCCATATTCATATTACGCGTTGCTTCACGTTTCATCTTTAAACATGTCCCCATAGATTCTTGAACTCTGTGTTCAACAAGCTGTCCATTTAAGAATAAACACAAAGCTATTACTGTTTTTGTCATTAATGTGCTCCATTGCCATTACTAAATTTAATATCTCTTGTTGAATCTTTCAATTTCTCTATGTCTTTTTTTAATTTTTCTATTTCTTTTTCATGAGCTTTTAACATCACCCCTGTATGAACATTATCTTCTAACTGTTTTTGCATTTTCTCAATTTGAGTTGCTTGCCATTCGAGGATCATGAACTGCTCTTGGTCTATAGGTTTTTGAACCGATGCTTCCAATAAGTCTTTTTCAAATAATTGATTCTTCGTTTCTAATTGATTTAATCTTTCGATCACCCCAAATGCAAACCATGCACCAATCACGATTGCTCCAATCAGGCCAATTAAGTTACGTAATGGAAGACCGATTGAAGTGTTTTCTGAAATTTTTACTGACATGATAGACACTCATCA